AGTGTTAACAAAACCAGGATCTGATCTCTCTAATTTTTCCCCAACATTAGCATATGGGTTTGGACTAGTAGGAGATGCACTGTACAATACTCCTAAAATGAGTACGGAATTACTTCCTACCTTAACATCAGCAGCGTCATATACCAAATCACCAATAGAATGTGAAGAAGCGGCAGATCTAGTCTTAATTGTAAACTGATCTATGGTCTTTTCTTCAAAAGTGAAGGTTTCGTTGTTAATAACGAACTTACCTTTGTCTTTCCACCCTAATGTAGAGAATACATCAACAACAGTACTTGAATTATCAATATCCGCAGTTAGAGTACTCTTTGATGATAATGTGAATGTTCCATTGACACTTTCTTCCGCAAGTATCAATTCATACAAATCAATACCATCATGCCTTCCATTGAAAAGCACATTATCTATAACCGCCGAAGCGTAGGCCCCGTCTACGTTTTGGACGATGCGTTTTCCAATAAATGACTCTGGAGTGCCAGAAAGGATTTTTGCCTTAAGTGAATAATTTTTTACCCAAGTAGACTCAGAAGACTTGATCGTCTGCTCTCTAGGATATTTTACTTCTGGTTGAGGATCATCTTTAACCAAGCATTTGAAGAGGAACTTGATTGATTGTGATGTACCCTTTGATTTATAGAAATCTGCAATATTTTTGATCAAATTACGCTGATCAACGCTGTCGTTAAGAAAAGCAACAGGAAAGTCAGGTAGATACTGGGATTCGAAACTTTTTACTAAAGCAAATAGAAAAAGATTACTTATATTGTATACTTTAGCAGGAACAGTGTGATCTGCTGCTTGAGTAGTAACAAATGTAGACTCCTTGTAGAGATCCCCCAGCTGGGTGTTACCTGAGACTCCCCTACTGACCTCTAGAAACTGTGTAGCTGATTTAGACTTATAGAAACATATCTCATCATCAACCTTCAAATATCCACTATCAGGGAAACCACTGGTGTCCCCCACAGTTAGTGACACATCCGTTGATTGTAGAAACTGGGTTAACTGTGTATTCTGTTTTAGAACACCCTGCTCATAAAAATCGATATCACGATATGTTGTGAGATGATTCGCAATATCTAATGGTTGTCCTTGTAATTCTAACTGCTCATAGTACTTTTGTATGAACTTAGAAAACAGTTCATACTCCTCGCTGATAAACGAAGCGAGTTGACTCTCTATTAATAATGAGGTTTTTCTTGCAGTCTTTGGCACTACTCTTTAGTTGCTGTAAATTTACTCTTTGCTACATCTACGTCAAGATATACTTCTCTAAGTACAGTGACATCATTAGATGCAGGTTTTACACGCAGTTCAATACGATTATCAGAAAAACTTCCTTGAATGATAGTTAGATCATATAACTTGATCTCACCATGAGCATAATCAATATCACCCAAAGAGTCATTTAAAACAATCTTATCGCCTGACACTGAATCTAGTCTATATAGCACTATTTTACCCGATCTATCCTCTAGATACGTGGTATAGTTTGGATATTCTAAAGTTATGAAACCTGTTGATGATACAACGGGATTATCACAATCAACATCAAATGCATTTTGGTAACATACCTCATAAAATGTAGTTGAATTCAACTGTGCATAGAAATCTTTCCTTAGTGTGATTGAGGTTAGGTTAGAACGGATCGCTCTATCTGAATCATCAATGACACTAATGAATTTCGAATATCTGAACTTACCATTGAACTTCTCTGTCTGAGATGTCTTCAAATATTCTGTTATTGCTTGTGCAGCATTAGATGCTACTTGTTGCGGAAGTAACTCTGTCTTAGTACCATCAAAATAGATACTTGAATCCATTTCAACATAAAGAATAGATGGATCTATTAATACAGGTCTTACAGATCCTACAGAATACTTCTTGAGGTCTTTGGCAATCGTACCTTTAGTATATGCGGAAAGGAATGATGCATCAGATGGTTTAATAGAGACAAACACCTTACCATAGTCAGGTGGAACTTGCTCCTCGCCACCAAATACAATAATATCACTAATAGCAGGATATACATTACGTACAATCACTTCATAGTCAGAACTAGTGACTGCCCTGTTCTGAGAAGAGAAGAATTTAGGTGCAAGATACTTAATCTTAGCAACACTCTCAATATCCTCACCACCATACGCTTTCTCTACTGTAGAAATAGATTGAACCTGATATGGAATTGTTAAAGTCGTAATACCATCACTCAATACACCACCAAACGTAAATGTCTTGGCACCATTGACTTCTTTGCCATGTGTTACCACATATGACATTTGAACGACATTACCATTATCCAGTTTCTTACCTAGAACACCGTCACCAAAGACAATCTCATAGTTTTCATCTTCAATTTCATTCACAAAGAAAACTGGAGCGTTCTCATCAACACTAGGATCTAAAATATTATCCGCTACCCTGAACTCTTCAAAAATACTACTATTTGCTGATTGAAATACCCTCACGGTCAAAGTATTCATATCTGCACCACTGTTTTCAATCCTGAACCTCTGTCCTTTGATCCCACTCTGAAATGTGGTATTAGTGGTAACTAAATTTCCTTCTACTAGTTCAATATTAGTGAAAACTGCAACGTTGTTAGCTACTTCTGCACGAAAGTCTTTTGTAGCAACAAACTGGTATGTAGTCTCGTCATAATTGGTTAGAAATCCTGTGCCTTCCTTCAGGATAACAAACTCAGGTGCATTATTAGGAATTGATACATTGAAACTGATATTCGCCTTTGAAGCAGTAACAGACTTCGGACTGTAACCTAGTTGCTTCGCTAGAGACACTACATTGTCCCTGAGAGACGCTGAATCCAAGAACAGTTCATTCACTACCATATTGGTATTGAACGCTGTGTAGTACGTATTATAAGCAAGTACGTCTAATAGTTGACTTAGAGTAGATCCTTCGAAGTCATAGTCAGTAAAATCTGATTCTGCTCTCAAATATTCTCTGAGAGTGGATTTTATATCAGTAAAATCTAAACTGTTAAGTTGTGTGTAAGGCATTATCGTGTACGGTTCAGAAAGAGGTCTACTGTGACTGGGGGTCGATCAGTTCCCACTATTTTATAAGTCATTTCAACATCAAATCCATCTTCTGATCTATTTGGATCGCAATTTATGCTGGTAATACTAATTCTAGGTTCAAATCTACCAAGACATTGTTTAATCGCTCCTTTAATCAGAGAAGCAGTACCATAATCTAACGGTTCAAACAAAAATTGGCGAAGACTGCTACCCAATGAGGGTTGAAACAGCCTTTCGCCAATATCAGTTAATAAAAGTGTTGTTATTGCTTGCTTAATAGCAGCACCATCCTTTGTAACTACTAAATCGTCAGTTACAGGATGTTTCTTAAAAGCTAAAGATATATCCTTATAGGATTGCGTAAATTTGGTTGCCACAACAAGCAGGAATATTCCTACTTATTTAGACGCTATAAAACGTATATTTTAAAGACAACTCCTCACCTACGTGGATCTTTCTTAAAGTTTTAACGAACCACTTATCCTCTTCACACCATTTTACACAATTTGGATCATCACTATGGTTTATAAAACCACCTAGAGGAGTTCGATAGATGACCTCCTCTACAACTATATGAGACATACCCAAAACAAATCCAGAAGGAATCTCTTCCAAAGCAAAAATACCCTGCCCTGCGATAGGACTGTCTTTCACGTGAAGTCTACTTGGTAGTGCTTGATACATTTTAAAATTTTTCGGAGATTTTCGGCGTTAGGGTCTAAGGTTCTTTCCAATTAACATTTACGTCTTCTACAAGTTTAACCTTATATACACTCTTGTCCCAAGAATGTTGCGTTCTACGAGCAAAGTGGAAATCTAAACGTTTCTTGCCCCAATATAGACCAACGATCCATAGAGTAAAGAACAATCCATCAAACCACGATAAATCCATCCATAATTTATAAAACCATTCCATTACGTTCTCCCCTGTCCTCTATAACGTTTCTTAGTACCGTTCCTGCTAGTAGCAGAGTACTTAGTATGTTTCCCAAGACCTTGACGGGTCTTTTTAGGTTTTGGTTCAATCGTAACTAGGTTACCACTGACCGACGTACGTATTGCCATAATACAAAATAAACATCAATGGTATTATAGCACAAAAATTTCTAACCGACAACTACGGTGCTTTCGCCAGATGTAATCTTGCCAGCACCACTACATGAAACACCATCATTAACACGGGCAAGTGGTTTTCCATTTACCTCGACTTTTGATGACCCTTCTGTTACTTTCGTAGCATGTGGCAAACACTTATCACCAGCAGGTGCTGTATGTGTAGTCAGGTTAGAACCTTGCACTGCTGCCATCTTCCCACCAATCATCACAGATTCATCACCATCTAGGATAGTGGTGGTTGCAGTACAACCATGTCCAGTACTTACTTGACTATCCTTTGTCGCTGCTGCTGGCATCCTGTTTCTCCAATGCTATTTGTACACTCTCAACATATTTACCTATAGAAAGATGTAGAGTGTTTATCGATATAATGTCATGTATAAACATAATATCTCTGTACATAATATCATCCACCAGTATACCTCCCTAATATATCAATCTTCTTATAAATGTCATCAAGAGTCTGATCCAGTTTCAGATATGTCTCTGACTGTGGTGGCTTGTACATTAACTGGGGGTTCTCTAAATTCGAAACCCTCTCCTCCAATATCGTCAATCTCTTGAACAACAACTGGAGTGACTCGTTCAACTTCTGCATTGTCAATTGGTTGTCTGCTGTCATCATCTATACCTTGAAAACGTTTATTGGCGGCATTTTCGAACTCATCACAAAAGTGATCGAAGTCCTCCAATGCTTTTTCATAATAGTTACGATCCTCTTTGGTCATAATCCCATACCCTTACCGAAACTTGACACTGGTTTTCCACCTGACATACCTGGTAAGTCTGATAGGGAATCATTTATAGGATCCTTCTTAAACCTAGAGTCCAATTCGAACTGGTCGAATCTTTTCTCTAAGTGACTTATACGGCGATCAATCTGTCTTTCCATGTCGCTTACCCTGCTTTGCAATTGCATCAACTGCATCAGGACTTCACTAGTAGTAACTCTTGCCATAATTAATAATTTCTGTAGTTTTTTCAGTGACAAACTCTGTCAGTATCTTTCCATCAGTCTTGATTTTTACCAGCAACTCTGGATCAATTAAGTATAGCACAATTCCTGTTAGAATAACACCCTCTAAGAAGCATGCCCACTGTATTTGATAATTTGATAAC